GGATGCAGGTGGAAAAGTTCTTAGACTTATGAATATGACAAAGAATTTCGATGGTACTCAAAATATCGTAGGTAAAGATTCAGGTGCATCTTATGCTATTACATCCTTTAATATGCAAACAAGTGCAACCGATACTCAAGCATCTAATACAGAAATAGAAGCCGAAGCTGATGCGATTATTGATTTTACCGAAGGTAATCCGTTTGGGAGTCTATAATGCTTGGAACAACCTATTATCATCAAACAATTAGAAAATACGTAGCAATTTTTGGAACTTTGTTTAATGATATAAATGTAGTAAGAAGAGATGCCAGTAATGTAATAAAGGAACAAATTAAAGTTCCTATTGCATACGGACCTAGAGATAGATGGATTCTCCGATTAAGAAGAGGTAGGGGAGATAGCGGAGTTGATGAGTCCGTTGCAATGACATTACCAAGAATGGGATTTGAACTTGCGGGAATCAATTACGATCCTTTACGAAAATTAAACACAACAGGGCAGGTATATGCTGCCAATACCGCTGCAAGTAGCAGTACACTATTAAAACAATATAATCCAGTACCTTACAATTTTGATTTTAATTTGTTTGCGATGGTAAGTAATGCGGAAGATGGTGCTCAAATATTTGAGCAAATTGTACCATTTTTTACGCCAGAATTTACGGTTACTGTCAATTTAATTCCTTCTATGAACATTTCACCAGATGTGGGATTGATTTTAAATGATGTTTCAGTAGAAGATACTTATGAAGGAGATTTTCAAGCAACAAGAGAAATTGTATGGTCTTTGGCTTTTACATTAAAAGGTTATGTTTATCCTGACATTAAGAGTGGATCAGTAGTTAAAACAGTCCACGTTAATCTTAGGATGCCTAGTGCCAGAGAAGTTCCGCCACCAGAATATATTTTGTTAGAAGATAGTACAGACTTCACTTCAAATTACGTATTATTGGATGCAGATGCAGGATCACCAGATGCAACTGGTCCAATGAAAATTTTAAATGAAGAAACTCCATCAGGTGTAGGTGATGCTGGAATTAAGACAAGACTTACAATTACGCCAGGGCCAGAAGATGCCGTGGCCGAAGATGATTTTGGATATAGTACCACAACTGAATATTTTAACGATGCAATTGATAATGATCCTGTAACTGGCTTAGATGTGAATTTGTAGAAGCTCAGTTAACAGGAGTTATTAATGCAAAAATTTATATTTACATTAATTGCAATGTGCATAGGATTTACATCTTATGCAATTGATACATACAAGACACAAGATATACTTTTACTTTATAAGTCTTGTTATGAAACAATTCTTTTTTTAGGAAATACAAAATATAAGGGTATTAGAAGACCATTAAAACCAGAAAAAGTAGCAGGACATTGTTTTTGTGTATGTGATAAAATTAGAGCTGAATTTATAAATTCATCAGAATTTATGAAGATGGATCCTGGTACAATAAATAAAGTTATTACACCATTATCCAATGAATGTATTAAAAATTTGGGGCCGTTTTGGGAAGAGGCCTCAATGCGTGATTTTGTGAAACCCGAAAAAACAAGAGGTTCATGGCGACAACCGATACTCGTATAGATGAAATTTTAGAAATTACTAGTGTAGTTCCAACAACTGAACTTAAACCAGAACCACCAGCAAGGATAGTTCCGAATTCTGATGGTAAAGATGATGAAACTGATTATAATTATACCCGTGAGAATTACTACAATTTAATTGAAAGAAATCAAGATGCTGTAGAGGAAATGTTAGAGATTGCAAAACAATCAGAACATCCTCGTGCTTTTGAAGTAGTTGGTCAGTTAATTAAATCTGGTCTTGAAGCAAATAAAGAATTAATGAATTTACATAAGACTAAAAAGGATCTTACCACAGAAAAGACTCCAAATCAAGTAACAAATCAGGCAGTATTTGTAGGATCAACTGCTGAGTTACAAAAACTCTTAAAGGCAAAACGTGGCGAGTGAAACCTATCTAGGAAATCCTAACTTAAAAAATGTAGGTCAAAATATAGAGTGGACTGAAGATACTCTTACAGAATATATGAAATGTAAAGAAGATCCAGAACATTTTATTGTAAACTATGTTCAGATAGTTCATGTTGATAAGGGTCTTGTTCCCTTTGAAATGTATAATTATCAGAAAGATATGATACAAAAATTTACAGATAATCGATTTGTTATTTGTAAAATGCCTAGACAAACTGGAAAATCTACAACGATTATCTCATTCTTATTACATTATATTCTTTTTAATGAGAGTGTGAATGTAGCTATTTTGGCGAACAAAGGAGCAACCGCAAGAGAACTTTTGTCACGATTACAACTTGCATACGAACATTTACCAAAATGGTTACAACAAGGAGTGGTTACATGGAATAAAGGTAACATCGAAGTAGAAAATGGTAGTAAAGTGATTGCGGCCGCAACTTCATCTAGTGCAGTTCGAGGTAGTTCATTTAATATCATATTTCTTGATGAGTTTGCTCATGTGCCACAAAACATTGCAGATCAATTTTTCACTTCTGTATATCCTACAATTTCTTCTGGTGAGTCAACGAAAGTACTAATCGTTTCAACTCCACTTGGATTGAATATGTTCTATAAGATGTGGGTAGAAGCAGAAGAGGGTAGAAGTGATTATGTTCCAATCGAAGTACATTGGTCAGAAATGCCAGGCAGAGATGACAAATGGAAAGAACAAACAATTAAGAATACGAGTGAAGTACAGTTTACTCAAGAGTTTGAATGTGAGTTTGTAGGATCAACTTATACATTGATTGCCCCATCGAAACTTAGAACGATGGTATTTAAGAATCCAATACATAAAAATAATAACTTGGATGTATATGAACATCCAATAAAGAATCATACGTATGCATTGGTAGCAGATACGGCCCAAGGGAAGGGTGTGGATTATTCAGCATTTTCAGTATTTGATGTTTCAGAAATGCCATATAGACAAGTAGCAAAATTCAGAGATAATACTATTTCTCCTATGTTATATCCAAATATAATTTACAATGTGGGGGGAAAGTATAATAGTGCCCATGTCTTAATTGAGGTTAATGATATTGGATCTCAAGTTGCTGATACTCTACACTATGATTTAGAGTACGAAAACATAATGATTGTTACTATGAGAGGTAGAGCAGGACAACAAATAGGTGGCGGATTTGCGAAGAACATTCAATTGGGATTGAGAACAAGTAAACAAATCAAGAGAATCGGATGTGCTACTTTAAAAGATTTGATAGAACAAGATCAACTAATTGTTCCAGATTTTGAAACAATTAGAGAACTAACAACCTTTGCTTTACATAATAATTCATATCAAGCAGAGGAAGGATCACATGATGATCTAGCGATGACTTTGGTAATCTTTGGGTGGTTAGTCCAACAAAGATACTTTAAGGAAATGACAAACATGGATATACGAAAGAAAATGTGGGAAGAACAAATGGAAACATTAGAACAAGATATGTTGCCATTTGGCATTATAGATGATGGTTTAGAACCAGAAACCTTTCAAGATGGTGAAGGTCAAACATGGACAGTTGATGATGAATCTACTAGGATGTATTACTAAAAGGATCTATATCACCGAAATTAACTTCATCTGGTTTGGATGGAGGGTTATTAATTTGATTTATTAAATCATCAATTTTTACTTCTAAATCTGGTCTTTCTTTTTTTAATTTTTTAAGAAATTGTATTGATCCAGTAACTAATTGGTCTGGATGAACGGTAATTCGCTTACCAATTCTCCGTTTATCTGATATTTCAAGGTGTTTTGGATTTACACATGAAGGGTTGAAACAAGTTTGTGTTACTACTTGATGATCTGCCACATCACCATTATACATCATAAAAGCAAATCTACTGGATGGTATGGTTTTACCCATAACAGAAAACATACCATGACCTGTCTTATTCTTGGATGCTAACCAGATATGACATTCAGTATTATTTTCAGTACTATCTACTTTTTTGGTGAATCTTTTAGATAATTTTTCTTTATCTAATGGTGATATTTTATCTTTTAACATGATTGTTTCCGTAAATTTATGATATCTCTTAATATTTATGGTTTTAGAGAACTTACTTTTACTAAATATGCTTAGAAATGGGATAATCCCACATTTTTATATAATTATAATATCTTTCAATCAAATAACAGGAGAGATGAAATGCCTTTTACAATT